GTCTTATCTCCAAAATAAATAACTGAAAATGACGTTCCTACAAAGTCTCCATCAGTAACTAAATCCCCCAAAGCTTCTATATTATTCTCAGATCTGATAGCCCCAATAGAGTCTATTTCTCCATTAACTGCTATTGAACCATCAGTAAAGATTCCCGGAAACCTATTCTGATAAACCGGATCCCAGTAATTTTTATCAAAAATAGCTCTTCCTAGACCTGCAATATGGACAACTCTTTGGTCTACAGAATAAGTCAAGGCACTTCTAGGGTCAGACAGCGGACCTTCGCCATCGAAATTCCAAGCTGAGACTTTATAGTAGTATAACGTAGCTGGATTACAGTTAGCATCTATGTAAAAGAGCTCAGTAGAACCAGTCTCGCCAATTTTCTCATAAGTCCTATTATCTATAGACCTATAGACATAATACCCTTCAGCGCCGCTTACAGCTCCCCAGTAGAGCTGAATAGCATTACTGCCTAAAGTGATAACGCCGCTTATTGTAGGCTTTCCAGGAACAGCCATTTTAATTTTCCTCTCCTTGAATCCTCGTAACCGCGTTACCAGTAGGAAGCGGGTGACCAGCTTCCCTACCAGTTTTGTAGGCTTTCTTAATGCACTTATGATCTTTTGCATAATCAGCTCCTACGCCCCTAAGGCTATGCTCCCCTTCAATCTCAGTCGTCTCTAAAAGAGCCCCGCATTTTTTGCAATAAACTTTGTATTCATTTCTACTCATTTTCTCTCCTTCATAGTATATCCCATTATGGGACAAACTATATAGCTTTCCAACCCTCTAATGGTGGCTCACTAGCAAGCTTTGCATATTCTTTCTCAAGCTCTTCTCTTGAGGGCTCGTCATGAGGATTCATAGACATATACCGCATTCCCCTTTCAAGCATTTGAGGAAGATATGCCGCCGCGTCAAGAACGTCCCATCGTTTAGGTCTCGGGAAGCCTAGCTCTTGAGTTTCAAGGTCAGCACAGGCATTCTTATTGTGAACGATCTGTCCGCGCATATAAAGGTCTAAAAGCCCTCTAGCCCTGCCGACTTTTCCTCCTATAGCTCCACCAAGCTCCCCGCGACCAGTTCGAGCCCTGAGCTCAACAATATCATAGAACCTGCCCTGAGAAATCATAGCGTTTCTAAAGGGATATGTGATGTGCTCTTCTAGTCCAGTCGTTTCAATTCCTATCGTTCTGCAACCATAGGCATCACAAAGATTAAAAGCATAATCATGCATCTCATTAGGATTAAGACAAAGCCCAGCAGCAAATCTCATATAATAGGTTTGCCGCGTGTAATCCAATCCCCATACGACAAAGGCTGACTGTGCGTTCTTAGGATTCTTTGTCTTGCTCGGATCAAGGATAAGAATATTCTCAAGATATGGCAGACGCTCTCTAAAATCCGGATCGCTTTCGTCGTAGTATCTCCAATATTTGTGGAAAGGATTATCTTCTTTAGACGTTGCCTCACTCATAAACTCTCTGGCGAAAACATCCATCACGTTTTGCCGCCTATGTGCCTCGACTTCTTTGTCCAGCTCTTCCTGAGGCATAAAATCAGGAACCAGGGTCACATACTTGCCCTCACGTTCTTCACAAAGGCTTAGCTTTTCGGACTCCCAGTCAGGGTCGTTTAGCAGGTGCGTTATGAGCGCATCTTCATGTTTTACAGTATCTATGTAGATAATCCTATAATCCTGTGTGTATCTGTTAACCGTTTTGAGAAGCGCTCCATAAAACCACTTTTTGAGCTTATCCCTTTGGACTTCGTTTTCAATCTCAATATCATCTTCAAGATCATCAATGACTATAAAGTCCGGTCGATACCGAATCCACTTAAGACCACGAATCTGCTGCCCGGCGCCTCTGGGCATAACGAACGTATGACCATTAGCAACCCATGCTTTTTTAGAAAAATCCAGTTTCTTGAGAAGCTCTTTATCAAAATCCTGTGAAACCGTTATAGGGTTAAATATCTTCGTAGTTCTAGGATTAGTAAGAAGATCCGCTTTGATGTTTTCAGTAAAACGTTCTGCCGAAGAACTGCTGTTTGAGACATAAAGAATGAACCTTTTATCCTGATAAAGAAGACTTTTCTTGCAAAGGGTTTCCATGATCGTAGATTTCCCAAAGCCACGCGGCGCCGCTACGACGATCTTCTTTGCATCGCTATGGTCTATCATATCAAAGATCCTATCATGAAGATAGCTAAACGGTGCATAAAAGTCGTCAGGAAAGAACGTCTTTGCAAAGACATTGGTATGCTTATAGCATTCCTTCAGAAGCTCGTCCCGCGCGACTTTATCTTCATGTCTCAAAGGGTCAATCACGTTATTCTCCTACATAAGAAACATAAGTTACTTCTTGCTTTATCCCTACGTTGGGATAAGTTTCTCCAAGATATTCATAGCCCTTAACGACCATTTTGATCCTCATGCGCATATAGGGAAATCCCCACAAAGAGTAATCTGCTTCAGGATCGCTTACCCAATAAAAAGTCTTTCCATGGTCTCTTGAGTCTATAAAAACTTTAACCGTATCTAAAAAACCAGCATTCTCGTCAAAGCCTCTTTCATAGAATGTCATTGTATCTCCAGTAATCCAACCAATAGTCCTTCCCATCCAAATTTCTGGAAAGAAAAGAACAGTATCCGGCGAAGCTCCTCCGCCCGGAGAAACATCTCCAGCAATAGAATCCAACTGAACTGCTACGCCCCAAAGTCCAGTAAAAGCATTATCTTCTTTTCCAGAAAGCGCAAAGGTTTCTGAGAACCACGTTCCATCGCTTGTAAAGACTGCTCCAGAAGTTCCTATAGAAGCAGAGTAGTTCCGACCGTCAGTCCCTTTATATTGCTTCCAAAGGGTTTCCTGTGCCGACAAAGCGCCGACCAGAAAGAAGATCAGCAAAAGAGTAAAAAGCTTTTTCATGATTTCTCCTTATGTTAAATCAGCATTAAGTTTAGTTCTTACCAACCATCTGACCTGTTGCATTTCTACATTAGGACAGGTTTTTCTTTCGTTAAGCTCATAGTGACCATAAATATCCTTCCATGAAAGCCCGTAAGCCTTACAAAGCTCCGTAAGCAGCTTGGGAAGGGCTATATAGAGCTGTTTGCTCGTAAAGGTCATATTGCCCACAAGACAAACGCCCAGAGAGTTTTTATTATGTCCTTTACAATGAGCGCCAATCTCCTTATCTTCTCTGCCTTTCTCAACTGTTCCGTCCATATAGTCTATATAACGTCCTGGAGTCTGATAGCCATTCAAGATAACGTAATGATAGCCAATCTTCTTAAAGGGTTTTTTTCTATAGACTGCCGCGCTCTTCTGAGGCCAAGCAAGGTGAAGCTCAGGATAGCTTTTTCCTGTATGTAAATCTTCAATCAGCTTTGCATTCCCAAACTCGCTGGCACTGCAATGAACGATGATCTTTTCTATTTTTCTCATATTTAAGTCTCCTCTGCTCTCAAATGACCGCGATTGCCGCCATTAAGAAGGCTCCCATTACGTCCTGCAGAGCGTCTTTGAAAAAGCGTTTCTTTGAGCCATAGATGCTTACAACATCGTCTTTAAGATACTCAAAGACTTCCCATGCAATAGCAATGATAAGCACTCCAAGCAAAGCCATCTGCGGCGCCAAGAAGAGCTGAAAGATTTTCGCTAAAACTCCACCGCCAAGAATATGAAACCAAAGCCATTGATTGCTCATCAGAAGCTCCCTTCTGTCCATTTAGGAGTGGACGTTGTGTCGTTAAGGTAATTTATCAAGCTGTCCTTAGAAATCTCAAAGGGCACAAGTTTTTGGACAATGCCCATATCGTTTAGGTTCTTAAGGTAAAAGTAATTAGTAGAATCATAAGACTCATTTTCTTCTATAAAAGGAAATCTCAGGGTGTAATTAAACAAAAACCAGTCGTGCCCATTAAGCTTCTCTACTGAAGTCTTTGTATGTAAAAGTTTAGAAAGTTTGCTTCTATCCAGCGTTACAGACATAGAGTCCTCTATCACAAAATATCCCCTTATGAGAAGGTCTTTCGAGGGTTTTACGCCGCCTGTGCTAACGATCAAAGATTTCAGCCTGGCTCTTAACGAGCGATTATGCTCATTGATAAGACTTCTTATGCGTTTAGCCTGGAATCTTTCCATCTTTCCTGAAAGCTTCACAACAGTCGTGTCAAAAGCATTATATATAATAAAATTCCTGCCTTTTATCTTGCTTGTATAGCTATACGCTTTCAAAGCTGTAAAGGCGTTAGACATTTTCTTAGGGGCTTTTTTATTGCCTGCAAAAAGACTGTCGCTCATAAAAGCCACACAGGCAATAAGAAAAAGCATTAAAAGTTTTGATAGGCTTTTCATATTTAGCTCCCTTTAGTTTTCATATAGATATTTAGTGTTTTCATAAAGCTTCTTTATTATAGAAGTCTCATAAGAAGCCGGCAGACTGGACGGCGCACCGTCTTTACCGTCAAATACGTAAACAGCAAACAACCCTAAATACTTTCCTAAGTAATAACCGCCATCAGTTTGAGAGCCAATAATAAATGGTGAACTGGTTGTCAAGTCAACACCAGCGCCGCTGAAATCAGCGCTGGAGTTACGATACCTCGTCAATCCTTCATAAATTTGGATTTTGTCGTTTGACTTTACAAAAGTTAAAAATTTCCAATTATTATCACGCAAATTAGGGATAAAGCAAGAAGCATTAGCATAATAAGAACCGCCATTTGTGAATCTGTAATAAATTGTTCCACTTCTATAATTAAAACAAGTTACGCCACGATTATCAGGATTGTCTCCACAGTTATCAAAAAAGGACTGATCAGAATCAACCTTATTTCCTCTCCACCAAAAGCTAATGATAAAATCATGATTGTCAAGGCGTAGGTTTTTAAACTCTAGGTAATTTGATACTTCATCCATTTCCCATGCCACAGGACTAGAAGGTTGCAGGTCTTCCATGCCGTTTTGCATTATTCCGTTATTGCCATTCCCGGAGTAATCTATTACAACGCTGTCAGGCATAGTGACATTAGTAACATCCCTGACAGATACATTGCTATATGTGCCATTACCCAAAATTACTGTATGGCTTGTTGTTTCTCCGAAATAGTTAGTGATGTCTATATTTGTGCCAATGATTTGTTCTTTGTAGAGTGTATTATCTGTCGTTGTCAAATCCTGTGTAACCGTTCCTCCGCCGGAAACGACTTGCTGAAAATTGTTGTTGCTAACCGAACCGTTGCCATCCCAATCCCACCCCTTCGCCAGTCCATAGATTTCCTTTACTTCTTGCTCAGAGAGGGCGCGGTTGAAGTAAGCAGCTTCACTGATAAACGAACCAAAGAAAAAAGATCCTGCATTCCATGCACCTATAGTAAAATAAGTGCTCGAACTAGAAACCGAACCGGTAAAAGCAGTAGGGTGCGTATAAGTTGAAAGCTCTCCTGTTGAGTGCCTATATAAATAGACCTTCCATTCCGTATCATAGTCAAACGACAATACTACTGAATACCATTCATTATTTTGAAGTACAAAAACATCAATATAGCCACCACCTTCAGTGTCGCTATTTACCTGAACGTGTAAACATCCACTGTTGTAAGTACGTGCCCAATAACCAGGGTAATTTGGGTCATTAACAGCTCCAGCACCTTTTGAAAACAATGTTTGCGATGCTGTTTGATTGATATTAAAAAACGTTATCGCAATAGAGGCGTCTCCAGTTCCAGGGTTAAAATCCTGAGCTTGGTCAGCAGGAATGTAGAAAAAATCACTCACACCATCGAACTCTACCGCATTCCCGCCCTTGTAAATCGGGCTTGAGCCTGTCATTTGGTTTTGATAATCGAAGCCAGTAGTGGGGAGAAGGGTATGAGGATTAACAATCTCTTCCAAAACAACATCAGCAAATTCAAGCCAATCATCAGGGTCGAATAAAAGCGCGCTTTCAAAGTTTAAATAATCTCCATAAGTAGCATTAGATTGCCCTGTGATAAACAAAGTATGCGTTTGCCAATCTGTGGATGTATATATAGTCGCAAAGAAATAGCGCGTACCACCAATTCCTTGCCTTACATAAACATTTTTTGTCCCCCTCAGTTTAAAGGTCAGTCTATATTGTTTGTTCTCCTGTAGCACACCTCCTTGAGAAAGGCTATAATGATAGTAAGACTGAGCAGTTGGGTCATAGAATAAACGTTGCGCTCCATTGATGATTTGATGTGAATCAACATGTGTCCCCCAATTATCTGCAAGACCATCACCATTACTGTCTAAAGAGAAATCCCCATTAATGATTACGTTAGGGCCGAAAGGGTTACCATGTACCCAATCTTCACCGATATATCCACTGCCACCGTTATCAGCATTGTATTTCGTATCGAAGTTCCAGTAGGCAACGGGAGCATATTTGGCTACGTCCAGCGTAAAATCAGAGAAGTCCCCGTTTTCTATAAGGTTCTCTCCAAGAATAAGATCTCCAGGCGGTTCTTCTAAGCTCGCAGAGCTTCCTTCTATCATCTGCCGTCCAGGATCGACCAGAAGCTTCAAACCTTCTGTAGGCACAAAAAGCTGGACTCTACGCAGAAAGCTATCATAAGCCGTCCATGTAGGCCACTTTTGAGCTTTTCCTATGGAGACCAGAAGAAAGAAGCTCAAGAAGAGCCCTAGCCATTTAAGGGTTTTTTGCATCACTCTTCTCCTTCTTTTTCATCAGCTTTCGGCGCCGAAGAAACCTCTTCGTAGTCAATCATTTGAGCTTCTCTCTCAGCCCTACGTCTGGCTTCTTCTCTTTCTTTCTTTGCCTCTTGGATTATATCATCAAGCGTCTTTCTATCAAGATTCACATTAACGTTTTGCGCCTGCGTTCTCGAAATATTCCCAAGCCCGACTTTCGCCAAAACACCTTCGGCAACAGCGACTTGAAGCTTATCATCGCCTTTCTCTCCGATAAGGACTTCTTCCAAAACCTCTGTTGCAATCGGCGCGAGGCTCTCGATTTTCTTCCGTGCATAAGTAATCTCAGCATCCCTTTGCCCATTTAAAACCTCTAAATGAATCTGCCCAAGCTCAGAGTTCTTTACATTAAGAACCGTTTGATAGGACACTCCAAGGGCTTTAGCAACATCAGCAGGTTCGATGCCGAGAGCAAGAAGTCGAAGCATCTCCCTATGCTTAGCCTGGAGCTTTTTAAGCGAATATCCCCCTTCGAGATAAAGCGGCTTATCCGGATCTTTAGGGCGGCCACGAGAGCGCTTTTGCCCTTCATCATCGGACGCCGCTGGTCGCTCTAAAGGGTCGCTTTCCAAGAAGAGCTTTAATGCCTCAGTCATGGTGATTCTCCTACGTTTTCTCTTCAATTTACGAAGGCCGCTTGGAAAAAACAAGGTATTTTTAGGTATTTTCATTTTCCTCCGTGAGAAGCAATCCCCTTAGGCTCTTTGGGGGGGGGGCTGTAGAGCTCTTCTCTCTTCTCTCTTCTCTCTTCTCTCTTCGCTCTTCGCTCTTCGCCCATAGAATGTCCCATTATGGGAGATACTTTGGTATCAAGTGATATGTTTTGTAAAAATTGGGCGCATAGTGGGAGTTAGTGTAAGCTAGAGAACCCACTCGCTTCTCCCCAAGGCGGGTTTTTTTAAAGGCATCGGTAGGGGAGGAGAGGAGAGGAGAAGAGAAGAGCAGAGAAGAGAGGAGAAGAGAAGAGAAGAGAGCTGTCGATGTGCAAAAAATGCTGCATAGAAAAGCACGCTGTGGAAAAGCACACTTGGATGAATATGCAATAATGCGGAAAAAAATGCATTGTGCGAAAGTGTGATCTACGTCACAAAAAAGGTTGGTATGATGTGGTATATTATAGATGTGATTGAGTTAAGCTCAATGTGGCATATGGTCTATGAAAATAGGACAAAGAGGCTTTTGAGAAAAAAGCCTTTTGTCATCGGCAAGGTTTCACGTGAAGCGTGGGAGTGTGAAAAAATTTAACTATGTTTCACGTGAAACAAAAGGAGAGAAATCATGGAAAAGCGGGAAAAACCGTCACATCTAATAATAGATCCAAACGAATATATTTTGGATCAAATCAAGATAAGGACATCCTATGTCTTCTGGGGCACCACTCCAGATGACAGCGGTAAGCCTACTATAGAGGCCACAAAAACGAGGTACAGTGAAAAAGAGTTAGAAGAGCAGATCGAAAAGCGAAAAAGATCACTGCTCTTCGATTTTAAAGACGTGACGGTAAAAGAGCTTCTATTATCTGAGGTCAGTAGTACCACCGCTTATAAGCGGTGGTATAATAACAACAACATTGCCAAACTGACTGAAGATGAGGTTTCGGTGTTGCTTGAAAAACATCCGAAAGAGATTATTATATCTGTAAGAGAAGTATTAGACAATCGGCGCATGCCGATGTCCGATGAAGAAAGAGCGCGTAAAGCGCTGGAAAAGCTCCTTGAAAAAGGCTTTTCAGCCCAAAAAATTGCTGAGCTGTTAGGATTATAGTCTTAATCCCTTCGCTCAGGTCCTCTTTTTTGACTCACGTGAAATCTTGCCAAAGGAAGCCCACAGTGAAAGCTGTGGGTTTTTTATTTTGCCCAGCGCTAAAGCGCTAAAGCGCTAAGGCAAAAGCGCCGAGTGGAAGAAAATATACCTAAAGGCATGTTGCGTTATTGCGTGGTTTGGGTTAAATTACGCGTAAACGTAAACGTAAACGTCATATGTAAACAGACCTACCTTTAAAAACGTTTTACGTAAAAAAAGAGTGAAAAGAGGGTTAAGAGTATGA